TTCGTGCCGCAGACTGCGGGTCGAGTGCTGAGTGTATCGCAGGCACAAAGCGCGGTCGGCGGTGGCGGGTCTGTCATCGTCAACCAGACAATCAACGTTTCAACCGGCGTGCAACAGACCGTGCGGACTGAGATTAAGCAACTGATGCCGCAGATCGCAGAGAGCGCAAAGGCGGCTGTCGTGGACGCCAAGCGGCGCGGCGGATCATATGGAAGGGCGTTTAGCTGATGGCTTTGGTGTATCCTTTAACCCTGCCCGCGATTACCGGCATCCGGTCGGTGGAGTTTCGCGCGACCAACGCGGTGGCCTACAGCATGTCGCCCTTTACGTTCGCAGGGCAGGCGCACGCATACGCTGGTCAGATGTGGCAGGTGGATGTCAGCTTGCCAGCGATGCAGCGCAGCAAGGCGGAGACGTGGATTGCGTTCCTTCTTTCATTGCGAGGCCAGTTTGGCACGTTTTTGATTGGTGATCCGCGTGGGTGCGCATTGCGCGGAACAGCGACATCATGCACCGTCACCGGATCCGCAGGGGCAAACACAGTTAGCGCGACTGTGCCTGATGGCGAGACGCTTTTGGCGGGTGATTACATCCAGCTTGGCAGCGCAGCATCTGCAACCTTGCACAAGGTTCTTGCTGATTACACGGGAACGGGGGCGGCAGTTGATCTGGAAATCTGGCCTGCGTTGCGCGTTCCGCGGACATCGGTTGCTGCGGTTCTGTCAAACACGGTCGGCAATTTCCGCTTGTCGAGCAACGAAACCGGCTGGTCGTCGGATGAGGCTGCCAAATACGGCATCACCTTCGGCGCGATGGAGGCTATCTAATGTCACGCACGGTTCCTGCCAGTCTACTCACCGCACTGGCGCAAAAGGAGGTCCAGCCGTTCTATGCGGTGGAGTTCCTGTTCGATGGCGGCGATGTGCGCTTGTGGACTGGATATGGCGAACGGACGATCAGCGGCGAGACATACGTTGGCGGTGGATCGCTGCTGAACATACAGGGGTTGGGCGAGGTTGCCGATCTGTCTGCCAAGGCGATCACGATCAGCCTGAGCGGCGTCCCGAGCGAACTTGTGTCGCTGGCATTGCAGGAGCCGTATCAGCGCCGCGTCTGCCGGGTCTACTTCGGCGCGGTGAACGTGACCGATGTCGTCGAGGTGTTCAGCGGTCAGGTCAACCGTATGCCGATTGAAGACAGCGGCGACAGCAGCACGATCACGGCGACGGTGGACAGCAAGCTGGTTGAGACGGGCAAGGCCAGCAACCAGCGATACACCAGCGAGAACCAGAAGGCGCGCTTTGCGGGCGACACCTTCTTTGACTATGTGAACGCGATACAGGATGCGGACATCGTATGGGGCCGGAAAAGCGCCTAAACGCCTACCTGCGCCAAGTCAGGTCAAAGCCCTTTCGCTGGGGTGAGCATGATTGCCTGATCTTCAGCAACGCGGCTTTCACGGCGTATCATGGCGCTGGCTATGCGGATGACCTGGTTGGCGGGTATATGGCCGATGGCGAGCCTGCGCTGCCGTCACGGCTGCGTGACCGGTTCAATGCAAACAGCTTTGATGAAGTGGTCGAGCGCAAGCTGCGACGCGTTGACTATGTGCCGCCGCGCGGTGCGCTGGTGGCGACCAAGCGGGCAGAGCGTTGGCTGATCGGTTACGCATTGGGCATCTGCGTCGGGACGAAAGCCGCGTTCCTTTCGCGCGGTGGTGTGATATACCTGCCGCTAGATGACGTCGATAGAAGCTGGGTGCTGCAATGAAGAATATGCCGTTCAATGTGATGCGCCATGCGGAATGGGATCAGGCTCCGCGCGATCCTGTGACCATTGCAACATACGTTGTCCCAAACATTATGGCGGCAGGTGGGACAGCCGCTTTTCTCGCCACAGCGGTAGCTTACGTTGGCGTCAGCCTTGTCACGTCATGGGCGTTGCAGGCGCTGGCACCAAAGCCAGACATCGGCGCGCTTGGATCGAGCAGCTTACTTGTCAATGCCAAGAACCCTGCCGCACCGCATGAATTTGTTTACGGCGAGATCCGCAAGGGTGGCACGATCACCTATTACGAGACAATCGGCACGAACAACAAGTTCCTGCACCAGATCGTCGCGCTTGCTGGGCATCCCGTGGACAGCATCAACGAAATCTACATCAACGATGAAGTTGTGACGCTGGATGGCAGCGGCTTTGTCACGTCGGCACCTTGGAACAGCAAGATCCGGATCCAGAAATATGACGGCAAGCAGACCAGAGCACCACAAGGGCTACTGTCGGAAAGCAGCCAGATCAGCGCTACCTTCCACGGCAAAGGGATCGCCTATCTCTACATTCGTTACGAGTTCGATCAGAGCGTGTTTGCAAACGGACTGCCGCTGGTGACTGCCGTTGTCAAAGGCAAGAAGGTGCTTGACCCACGCAGCGGCACGACGGCCTACAGCAACAACGCCGCCCTGTGCGTGCGCGATTACATCACGTCTGGCTACGGCCTGAACGATGGCACGATTGACGACACCGTGTTTTCGGCTGCGGCAAACATCTGCGAAGAAAACGTGACCCTTGATGGCGGCGGAACCGAAAAGCGATACACGATCAATGGCGTGACATCGGCGGGTCAGACGCACGGCAACGTCTTGCAAACGATGATGACCGCCTGCGCTGGCTCGCTGTTCTGGGGCGCTGGAAAATGGAAGTTGGTCGTGGGCGATTACGTTACGCATTCCAAAGTGCTGACGCTGGACGATCTGCGTGGCCCGATCAGCCTGTCAACACGGGTTGACCTGCAGGACCAGTTCAACGGCGTGCAGGGTACATTCATCGACGCTGGCAACCGCTGGATCACAGCCGATTATCCGCCGATCAAAAGCCCGGCGTTCGTCACTGAGGATGGTGGGCAAGAAACGCTGCTTGATCTGGCGTTGCCATTCACGACCAGCGCGGCGACGGCACAGCGGCTGGCCAAGATGACCCTGTTCCGTGGGCGTGAGCAAATGACGCTGACCGCCGACTTCGGGCTGAACGCCTTTGACGTGGAGGTTGGCGAGATTATCGCGTTCACCAACCCGCGTTATGGCTTCGACGAAAAAGAGTTTGAAGTTGTCGGCTGGTCGTTCGGCGCGTCGGAGGCTGGCGATCTGCGGGTCACGCTGACCCTGCGTGAAACCAGCGAAGCAGCCTTTGACTGGAACGCCGACGAAACAGACATCATCAGCAACAACAGCAACCTCCCCGATCCGTTCGGTGGCCTGGCCATCAACAACCTGACGGCATCCGGCGGCGGGCGCACGCAGGGCGATGGCACGTTCATCAACAGCGCGATCCTGAATTGGGACAACGTCAGCAACTCCTTCCTTGATTACTACGAGGTCGAGTGGAAGCCGCTGTCGGATAGCGTCTACAGCGCCACGGTGACAGAGCAGAGCGACATCAAACTGTCGCCACTGGTTGACGGCATTGAATACATTTTCCGCGTGCGTGCTGTTACTGTTGGCGGGGTGAAAGGTCCGTTTTCCACGGTGCAGTTCACCGGCGGCGGCGACGAGACTGCGCCAAGTCTGCCGACCAACGTGTCCGCTACAGGCCACTTTGAATACATCAGTATCGAGTGGACCAACCCTGCCGACCTTGATCTGAACTTCGTCGAAATCTATGAGGCCGATACTGACAATTCTGCCGCGTCTGTTCGTGTAGGTATCAGTGGCGGTAACACCTTCCAGCGGACTAACTTAGGCTTGAACGTAACCAAGTTTTACTTCCTCAAGGCCGTTGACTACAGTGGTAATGCGTCTGCATTTACTGCTGGCGTATCTGCTACGACTACGTTCTTGGATGATGAAGCCTTCGCCAATGGCATCTACAGCTTGTTTACTGAGCAGGGTCTGTATGCGATTGAAGATGTAACTAGCCTGCCTCCATCTGGTGACTTCACAGGTCAGAAGGTGTTTAACCGCACCGATGGCAAGCTGTATTCGTGGACAGGAACTTCATGGGATGCCACGTTTGCTGATGTAGCTGCTGGGTCAATCACGGCCACCGAAATCCAAGATGGTGCAATCTCAACGCCAAAGCTGGCGGCTAACTCTGTTATCGCAAGCAAGATACTTGGTGGCACGATCACTGGTAACAAGATTGTCGCCAACACGATCACAGGTGGATTGCTTGCAACTAGCGGTATCATTACAAACAGCGCTCAGATCAACAATTCGATCATTACCAACGCCAAAATCGAGAATGCGACAATCCAGACAGCGAAGATAGGCGACAATCAGGTCACCTTCACAGTCGGCGCATATGCGACGACAACGATAAACTCTGGCGGGCTTACGACAGCAGCAGACTCAATCATCATCACAGCTTCAATCGATTGCACAGGCGCACCCGTCAACATAGCATCATCGTTCTTTTTGCAGCCTTTTGGCGACATTGACTCCTTGAAGTTTACAGATCACACTTGGAATTCTCAGTTAATACGCATCAAGAATGGCGTTTCGACTGTAATCTTTACTGGGTTCCTCGGGACAGTTCGTGTAAGAAACACTAACACCTATGGCTGGGGGCTTGGTTCTTGTTCCTTCAATCGCCGCGACGATCCTGGATCTGGTGTCATCACGTATCAGCTGCGCGTTTTTACATCTGGTGGGAGCAACGGCCTGACTATCTTTCACCGTTCAATGTTGCTTTCGGAGTTGAAGAAATGAGCGTGTATGCATTCACAGACGAGCAAGGCATCATTGAGGTGATAGTCGACTGCGATCAATCCCAGATCGACATCCAGCCGCACAACGCGATGCATCCGCTGCGGTTCGATGTCACTGGTCAGATTGACGGCTGGCAAGAGACAGGCCTGCTGTGTGTTGACATTGAAACTGGAAAAGCGGAACAGCGAGCTAAGCCACCGCTCCCTGAGCCAACTGACGAAGAGCTAGCTGCTGAGGCAAGGCTAAAGCGCAACGACCTGCTCTTAGCCAGCGACTGGACGCAGATGCCCGACGCACCTGTTGACCATGAGGCATGGGCTGTTTACCGCCAGCAGCTTCGTGATCTACCCGACAACACAGAAGACCCGCGCAATACTGTGTGGCCGGTCAAGCCGAATTGAACATTCACCAGATCGCCCGCAACGCTTCCATCATAATTTGACCTGTGCTATGATGCGGCAGGCATCTATTTCTGGAGATCAAAATGGCAACTCTTGACAACCGAGTGTTTGACAACGGCCTGACCGTTCTTGACACAGAAGCGAACGCAATTCACATCACGTCAGCAGAGGCAACCAGCTTTGCCAACGTGGCTGCTGTAACTCTGGGCAACAGTACCTCGCTGTCCATCGGTGCGCCCGCAGATCGCGCTGGCGGTGGTCGTGAGGTTGTCGTGGCTGCTATCACTGATGGCTCAGTCACAGGCACTGGCACTGCAACCCACTATGCCATTATCGACACTGTGAACAGCCGCCTGCTGGCAACAAGCACCCTGACAGCATCGCAGTCTGTCACATCGGGCAACACGTTCACGCTGTCGTCCGTTGCTATCGGCATCCCTGATCCAGTCTAAGGTTAGTCTCACATGGTCACTCTCGTAAACAGAGCCAAAGTATCCACTTCTACAACTGGCACTGGTACAATCACGCTTGGCTCTGCTGAGAGTGGCTACCAGACCTTTGCTGATGCTGGCGTGGTTGACGCTGATGTGGTTCGCTACGTCATTGAGGATGGAACTGACTGGGAGATCGGCACAGGCACCTATACGGCCACTGGGACTACGTTGTCACGCACGGTGCTTGAGAGTTCCAACGCTGGCGCTGCTATCAACCTTTCAGGCTCTGCGGTGGTGTTTGTGGCTGCAACGGCGGATGATCTTGCGTTGAACTTAATCAGCACAACCACAATTAGTTCAGCAGTAAGTTCTATAGAGTTTACTGGTCTCAATACTTATGCCAACTATTTCATTCTATTCAGTGCGAGTACGAATTATAGTGATCTTACAATGCGATATGGAATTAATGGCGTATATGACAGTGGTAATAACTACAAGAACTTAACGAGTTCAACAGGCACGCCACAGTTTGATATAAACACTTCGTCCTATAAATATGGTGTTTTTGGAAATCTTTTCATATATGACTTAGCTCGGACTTCTACTGCAAACTTTCGCAGATGTGCTTTTTCATTTTATGGAACTGCTTCTGGAAGTGGCAACAATG